TAGAAGTTTAGTTGAAGAGACAGGTGCAGGGATTATTCTTGTATCACATCTTAGACGTGTCGATGGAAACAAGGGACACGAAAATGGTATTGAAGTAAGTCTCTCTCATCTACGTGGTTCTAACAGTATTGGACAGTTATCAGATTGTGTTATTGCATTAGAACGTAACCAGCAATCAGATGACCCTGATGAAGCTAGGACTACAAGACTACGTGTTCTTAAATCAAGATACACAGGTGATGTAGGTATGGCAGCTAGAGTTATCTATGATGGAGAAACAGGTAGATTAACAGAGCTTACGGATGAAGACATAGAGTTTGACCCGTCAGCAGATGAGGCATTTTAATTATGGATTTAGTATTTGATATTGAGACAGACGATCTACAAGCAACCCTTGTACATTGTATCGTAGCTCAAGATGCAGAGACAGGCGAGATATTTAAATTCCCTCCTCATAAATTAGAAGACGGGTACAAGTTTCTTGCAACAGCAGACAGGCTTATTGGGCATAACATTATTGGTTTTGATATACCTATGGTGCAGAAGTTTGGTGGTGTTGATCTCAGTAATAAAGAAGTCATAGACACTCTTGTACTTTCAAGACTCTTCAATCCTAACAGAGATGGTGGACATAGTTTAGAAAGTTGGGGATTTAGACTTGGCTTATCTAAGATTGAGTTTGAAGATTACTTAAATTATTCTAACGAGATGTTGGAGTATTGTGTTCGTGATGTTACTTTAAATACTTTAGTATATAAAAACTTACGCAATGAATCTAAAGGATTTAGTAAAGGTTGCATTGACCTTGAACAAGCAGTAGCTAAGATTATTAAACAACAAGAAGTTAATGGTTTTAAGTTTGACATGCAATCAGCTTTAGTTTTATTAGCAGAGTTAAGAGAAAAGAAACAACAGATTGAAGACGAGGTACACGATACGTTTAAACCTAAGTGGGTAGATACAAAGTTAGTAACGCCATACATTAAGAAAGATGGAGAACTATCTAAACGTGGTCTTACCGATGATGAGTATGCAAGGTGTTTAAACACTATGAACTATGAACCATTTATGAGACAAACATTACAAGACTTTAATCTTGGTTCTCGTAAACAGATTGGAGAATATCTCATAGACTTTGGTTGGAAGCCAGATAGATTTACACCTACTGGTCAGCCTATTGTTGATGAGAAAACTTTATCAGAGGTTACACATATACGTGAAGCTAAACTTATAGCAGACTTCTTACTGATACAGAAACGAATAGCACAGGTTGATTCATGGGTTAATTCTGTTAGAGATGATGGTAGAGTTCATGGCTTTGTTATACCTAACGGTGCTATCACAGGCAGGATGACCCATAGAAATCCTAACATGGCTCAAGTTCCATCGGTTCATAGCCCTTATGGGAAAGAATGTAGAGCTTGTTGGATTGTTGATGAAGGCAATGTGCTACTAGGAGTAGATGCTAGTGGGTTAGAGCTACGTATGTTAGCACACTATATGGATGATGAAACTTATATTAAGGAGATATTAGATGGAGATATACACACAGCTAATCAAAAAGCTGCAAAACTTAAATCAAGAAATCAGGCAAAAACATTCATCTATGCACTCATGTACGGTGCAGGAGATGAGAAGCTTGGAAAAGTGGTCGAAGGAAATACGTCAGATGGTAGACGAGCTAGAGAATATTTCTTCGATAATAACCCTGCATTTAAATCTCTTCGAGATAGAGTTACAAGAGCAGCAGGAAAAAAATTCCTTAAAGGGTTAGACGGTAGAAAGCTTTTCATACGTAATAATCATGCAGCACTAAACACTTTGTTACAAGGAGCAGGTGCAATCGTAATGAAGAAAGGTTTAGAAATATTATCTAATAGATTAAATCTCAGTAGCACACCTCATAAGTTTGTAGCTAACATCCACGATGAGTGGCAGATAGAAGTATCAGAATGTAGAGCTAACAAGGTGGGACAGATAGCTGTTGAATCTATTATAGAAGCAGGTAAGTTTTATAATCTTCGTTGTCCATTAGATGGCGAATATAAAGTAGGGAGGAACTGGAGTGAAACACACTAAAGTAGCGAATAAAAAATTTGAAGATGGTGAGTGGTGGTATGTAGGTCAGGCAGACGGAAGACGTAGAGTATCTTCTCATGTAGGAAAAAATGAAAGAAGAATGTTTGTGAATGGTAAATATGTACCACAATCTCATCCACTTTATAAAGCAGGACGATACAAAAGCTTTGATGATGCTGCGTTTAGTTCCTTACAGAATTACGAAACATCTACAGAAGGAGAGGTATATATTATAACTAATCCTGCTTGGAAAGGTTGGATTAAAATTGGGATGGCTATTGATTCTGAAGATAGATGTAAAGGCTATCAAACATCTAGCCCCCTTAGAGATTTTAAATTAAAATTTAAAAAATATTTTGATGATAGAAGAACTGCTGAACAAACAGCTCATACTTTATGTGCTAAGAAAGCAGACAAACGTAAAGGTGAGTGGTTTAAGTTAGACATAAAGATAGCAAAAGATATAATAAATAATATGGAGATCGTTTAAACATGACTAAATCAAAGAAAACCCTTGACACACTGGTCGAAGATATATATAATAAGATAGGTGTACTTGCTGATGGTGAGCATATTGACTTAGACGAAGATACCATTGAACAGTTTGGAGAATCCATGAAAGAGATTCTTTACAACTGGTCACACCCTGAACCACGTGGTAAGTCTACTCTTCGTATGTCTAATATAGGGAAGAAAGAAAGACAGTTATGGTTTGACATGAAGACTGAAGGTACTCCTGAAAGGATGCCACCCTCTTTATTTATTAAGTTTTTATACGGGCACTTGCTTGAAGAGATTGTATTGTTTCTAATAAAGTTATCAGGACACACAGTAACTAATGAACAAAAAGAAATAACAGTCTCCGGTATTAAAGGACACATGGACTGTGTTATTGATGGTGAGGTAGTGGATATCAAGACAGCTTCAGGCTTTGCCTTTAAGAAGTTTAAAGATGGAACACTAGCAGAGAATGATATCTTTGGATACATGGCTCAGCTTGCAGGGTATGAAGCAGCAGAGGGCACAAGCAACGGTGGGTTCTTAGCTTTAAATAAAGAATCAGGTGAGTTAGCTTTGTACAAGCCAGATAATTTTGATAAGCCTAACATCAAGAAAAAAATAAGGGATGTTAAAGCAGCAGTAAAGCTGGACAAACCACCTAATTTATGTTATAATCCTATACCTGATGGCAAGTCTGGTAACATGCAGCTACCTAGAGAGTGTGTATATTGCAGACATAAGTTTGAATGTCATAAAGATTCTAATGAAGGTAAAGGTTTAAGAGTATTTAAATATTCTAATGGACTAAGATACTTAACTCAAGTACCTAAAGTTCCTAATGTCATAGAGGTGACACAAGTATGAGTGGTAAAAGATCAAAGCAGTTAAGAAGAAAAGCAGAAGACTTACTCATTGAGTGGATTAGAACTATGGTTCCCCATGGAGAAGACCCTAACAGAATCAAGAGACAAAACCTAGATGAGTTCCTGCCTACGCAAACACATATCTTTGCAGGTGGACAATTTAGAATGAGTGCTTATACTTTAAAATGGTTTTATAAAAAAGTAAAACGTAACCCCGATGTAACACTGGAGAACATCAATGCCTAAAAGAGTACCTCGTAAACCGAGACCAAAGAAGATAGGAATACCTAAAGGATATGATAGCATGTGGGAAGTTACCTTACATGAAACTATATTACAAGACTGGAAACATCACTATGAGTCTATTAAGTATATCATTAAGAAAGATTACGAAGTAGACTTTGCCAAAACAATAGAAGATAAAACTATATTGTTAGAAGCAAAGGGTAGATTCTGGGACCATGCTGAATACAGTAAATATATTTGGATACGAGAAGCACTACCTGCTAACATGGAGTTAGTCTTCTTATTTCAAAAGCCTTTCTCTCCTATGCCGGGAGCAAAGGTAAGGAAGGACGGAACAAAACGTACCCATGCTGAATGGGCTGAAACAAATAACTTTAGATGGTTTAGTGAAGATACTTTACCGGATGACTGGAGAAATGATGGAGTATAAATTTAACGAAAGAAGGTATATAGTTGAATTAAAAGAATATATTGACAATACTTATGGCGAACACTATGCTTCCGATAAATATCAAGCAACCGATATCATTATTGATTCTGGTCATGGCGAAGGCTTTTGTATTGGAAACATTATGAAATATGCTAAACGTTACGGAAACAAAGATGGCAAGAATCGAAAAGATTTGTTGAAGATATTACACTACGGTATAATTATGTTAAACATCCATGATAAGGAAACAAACAATGGTTGAAGATAAAGTTGGAATAAAAGAATACTTAGGTATTAAAATTAATTACAGTAATGAAAAACTATTAGATAAGTTCAGTCTTGATACACTCAAGGATAGATACTTATGGGAGAATGAAACACATGCACAAGAAGCGTTTGCCCGTGCCTCGGTCTTCGGGGCAACCTACAAAGGTAACACAGATTTTGAATTGGCTCAAAGGCTTTATCACTACAGTTCCAATTGTTGGTTCATGTTTAGCACTCCTATACTTAGTAACGGGGGAACAAGTCGTGGTCTTCCTATTAGCTGTTTCCTCAATTATGTACCTGATAGTCGCAGTGGTTTATCAGATCATTATGACGAGAATATTTGGTTGGCATCTTCAGGTGGAGGTATTGGTGGATATTGGGGAGACATTAGGAGTAACGGTATTTCTACTACTCACGGTAGTAAGTCTACTGGTTCAATTCCTTTTATCCATGTAGTAGATTCACAGATGTTAGCCTTTAATCAAGGCACTACAAGACGTGGTTCTTATGCTGCATATATGGACATATCTCATCCAGAGATTGAAGAGTTTATTAACATGCGTAAAGAATCCGGTGGAGATATTAATCGTAAGAATCTTAATCTTCATAATGGTATTAACATTACCAATGAGTTCCTGAAAGCTGTTGAAGAAGATGCAGACTGGAGACTGGTAGACCCTAAAAGCAATGAAGCTGTTAAAGTTATAAATGCTAGAGACTTGTGGTGGCAAATCATTAATGCTAGAGCAGAGACAGGTGAGCCATACATGGTCAATATAGATACATGTAACGAAGCATTACCTAAAGAACAAAAAGATTTAGGATTAGAAATCAAACAGAGCAATCTTTGTTCTGAGATTACTTTACCTACTAATGAAGAAAGAACAGCAGTGTGTTGTTTATCTTCTGTCAATTTAGAATACTTTGATGAGTGGAGTGAAAACCCTATGTTCATTGAAGATTTAATTACCATGCTTGACAACGTGCTTCAACATTATATTGATAACGCTGTTGACACAGATAACTTAGGAGAGTATAATGCAAACTTTAAAAGATTTCAGAAACACATTAAGGAAGGTAGGGAAGGCTTTACTAAATCTGCCTACTCTGCTTATAGAGAAAGGTCGTTGGGTCTTGGTGCGATGGGCTTCCATTCGTATCTCCAATCACGCAACATTCCTTTTGAAGGTATCTTCGCTACGGGTTTCAATTATAAAGCGTTTAAACATATTAAGACACAGGCAACCAAAGCTTCTGAAAGACTTGCAGACGAAAGGGGTGAAGCTCCTGATGTCAGTGGTAGTGGCAGGAGGAACGCTAATTTACTCGCTGTTGCTCCTAACGCTAGTTCTAGTATCATATGTGGTGGTACTTCTCCTTCGATTGAGCCATATCGTGCTAACGTTTATACGCACAAAACTCTCTCAGGTTCGTTCCAAGTTAAAAACAAATACCTAGAAGAAGTTTTAAAAGATAAAGGTTTAAAGAAAGATGAGTTAACTGTATTGTGGAAAGACATTGCAGGTAACGAAGGTTCAGTACAACATCTTGATATACTAACTGATGAAGAAAAAGAAGTATTTAAAACTGCTAATGAGATAGACCAGATATGGATTATAGAACATGCATCTAAACGTCAAGAGTTTATTTGTCAAGCACAGTCCGTTAATCTTTTCTTTACACTTCCAAAAGCAACCGAGCCACAGGAAGTACACGATGAGTACATGCAATACGTTAATGATGTACACTGGTATGGAATGAATAAACTAAAGTCTTTGTATTACTTTAGAACTAATGCTGCTAGAAATGCAGAGAACGTAAACATTAAAGTTCAGCGTATTAAATTAGACGATGCTGAATGTATAGCTTGTGAGGGATAGTATGGGTTGTTGGCACTGTGGAACAGAATTAATATGGGGTGGAGATCACGACATAGAAGATGAGAACGATGAGTATATTATGGAAACTAATTT